GTTTCGCAGCAAAGCACTCAAAGCGGTAGATCTTTATCTTAAGAAACCACTAGAAGAACGTAAACCTTGCATCTTCGTTCTAGACTCTTTGGGTATGCTTTCTACTGAGAAAGAAATCACTGATGCACTGAACGATAAACAAGTTCGTGATATGACTAAATCTCAATTGGTCAAAGGTGCATTCCGAATGCTCACACTTAAACTAGGTCAAGCAAATGTCCCGCTCATTGTCACAAATCATACATACGATGTCATTGGAGCTTACGTACCAACTAAAGAAATGGGAGGAGGTTCTGGACTCAAATACGCAGCAAGTACGATCATTTATCTCAGCAAAAAGAAAGAAAAGGATGGAACGGAAGTGGTCGGAAATATTATCAAGGCTAAGACTGCTAAATCGCGTTTGAGTAAGGAGAACAAAGATGTTGAAGTCCGTCTTTATTATGATGAGCGCGGTCTTGATCGTTACTACGGTCTTCTGGAACTTGGTGAGATTGGTGGACTCTGGAAGAATGTAGCAGGACGCTATGAGATTGATGGTAAGAAGATTTATGCTAAGCAGATTCTAAAAGAACCTGAAGTATATTTTACGCCAGAAGTAATGGAACAACTTGATCAAATTGCACGAAAGGAATTTAGTTATGGAGAAAGTTGAGTTTCTAGTTCTTAGAAACCTTTTAAACAATGAAGCATATGTAAGAAAAGTAATTCCATTTATTAAGTCTGAATATTTTGAAGATCAAAATCAAAAGATTGTATTTGAAGAAATATTAAAATTTGTACATGAATATAATCAACCAGCAACAAAAGAGATTCTCTACATTGAGGTTGAAAAAAGAACGGATATAAACGAAACTTCTTTCAAAGAAATCACTAAAATTATTAGTTACTTGGATGATGAACCATCTGAGTTTAACTGGTTGGTTAATACTACTGAAAAATGGTGTCGTGATCGCGCTATTTACTTAGCGTTAATGGAGTCAATTCATATTGCAGATGGTAATGATGAAAAGAAAAATCGTGATAGCATCCCTTCTATTCTTTCTGATGCTCTTGCTGTAAGTTTTGATACTCACATTGGGCATGATTACTTACAAGATTACGAACAACGATATGAGTCTTATCACAAAAAGGAGGATAAAATTGAATTTGATCTTGAATACTTTAACAAAATCACGAAAGGTGGTCTCCCTAACAAAACTCTTAACATCGCTCTTGCTGGTACGGGTGTCGGGAAATCTCTATTCATGTGCCATGTGGCTAGCTCCGTCTTGCTCCAGGGGAGGAACGTTCTGTACATTACGTTGGAAATGGCAGAAGAACGCATTGCTGAAAGAATTGACGCAAACCTCTTGAATGTACCTATTCAAGATATTGTAGATCTTCCTAAGCAGATGTTTGAGAATAAGGTGACTAATATTTCTAAGAAGACACAAGGAACTCTTATAATTAAGGAATACCCAACAGCGTCTGCTCATGCTGGACATTTCAAATCACTTCTTAATGAACTTGCACTTAAGAAGTCATTTAGACCTGATATTATCTTTATTGATTATCTTAATATTTGTTCTTCCTCTAGGTATAGGGGAAATAGTAACATCAATTCTTATACTTTCGTTAAAGCAATCGCAGAAGAACTCAGGGGACTTGCTGTTGAATTCAACGTACCAATTGTATCAGCCACTCAAACTACACGTTCTGGTTATGGTAGCTCTGACGTTGAACTTACTGATACTTCTGAATCCTTTGGGCTTCCTGCTACTGCCGATCTTATGTTTGCTCTTATTAGCACTGAAGAGTTGGAAGATCTCGGACAGATACTTGTAAAACAACTTAAGAATCGTTATAATGACCCAACCATCTATAAGAGATTTGTCGTTGGAATTGATCGTGCTAAGATGAGACTCTACGATTGTGAGCAATCAGCACAAAATAATATACTTGACTCTGGAAACGATGACGAGTATGATTATGAAGAAAGAAAACCTAAGAAATCATTTGAGGGATTTAAGTTTTGAAGTATAGATCAGAAGATTACTTTTCGGTTATTGAAATAAAAACTGGTAGAAAAATTTGCGATTGTGCTGATGAACTTGATGCTCTAATGATGGTTTCATTTGATCCTACTAATAGGACAATTACTAGAAATCAATTTCTTATGGGACAAGTTGTAGATATTGAAATTCAAAAGCAACTTCCAACTTCAAATATTTCAGTTTCTACTACTAAAGAAGGTGAATGTACTACCAGGAAAAAGCAATTGGAAGACATTACACCCAATAAACTGCCACAATCTAATCTAGAACCACTTAATTTAAAACTATGACTATTGATCTTAATAAGTATGTCGAGTTCGTTAATACCACTACCTCTAATCCTAGCAAAGACCACACATCTTTCATCAATCGTCTCATGGAACTTCGAGAACAGGAGTTTCCTTCCGAGCGATTGCTTACTGCTGCTGTAGGTATGTCCGCAGAAGCAGGTGAGTTTACTGAGATTGTAAAAAAGATCGTCTTTCAAGGTAAACCTGTAAATCAAGAAAATCTGTTTCACCTAAAACGTGAACTTGGGGACATTATGTGGTATGTTTCTCAGGCATGTATTGGACTTGATATTTCACTTGAAGAAGTAATTCAAATGAACTTTGAGAAACTAACTGCTCGCTATCCTGATGGTGCATTTAGTATTGAACGTTCTGAAAATCGTAAGGATGGTGATCTATGAGTAAAGTAAAACTGGAAATGGATGTTCGTTCTGCTGCTGCAGTTCGACAAGTTCTATTCGAAGCACAAAAAGGATATACTAATAATATTGATACTACTCCAATTCGTATCTTTGAGATCCGCGAGGTAATTGCTGATCTGGATGATGCAATTAGTCAAGTAGTTGAGTGACCCTTCGGGGTCTTTTTTTTTTATAAATAACTAAAAAGTATTTTAAAAAATGGATATCAATAATCTTAAAGGATTGATGGAAGCATATCAGCAAGTCAATGCTCCTCAAGAAGTTGATGAGGCAACTGCAATGGCGAAGCGTGGTCATGATGAAACTGCGATTCGCAATAAGATTGCTAAGTCAACTGGTGGCGGTAAGTCTGCAGATAGAGCAACTGCACTTGAGAATAGACCAACTTATGGTGATGATAAGAAGGCAAAGGCAAGGCAAGAACTTGCGAGAAAGCAAAGAGGTGACTTCCGCAAGACAACTTCATCATCTCCTGGTCTTCACGGTTATGCTCACAAGTCTGATGATCCTGCAGTAAAAGCAAAGCAAGCAGCAAGAGGAGCACAAAGAGGTGCTCTAACCCCAGCAGAGAAAAAGCAACTCAATAGAGAAGAGTTTGATATTTTTGATACTGTTTTAGAATTTCTTTGTGTAGAAGGATATGCAGAAACTCTAGAGGAAGCAGAGTGGATCATGGCAAATGAATTGGATGCTGAAGATATCGAAGAGATTCTTGAAGCAGAAGGTTCTTATGGACAAACTCCCAAAGCAAAAGCAGCAATGAGCAAACTTGCTATTGGTAGAATGCGTAAACCTGCAACTGAGTATTCCCAAAAGGGTGAAAAAACTAAAAAAGTAAAGGCAGCAGAAAAGCATACAAGAAGACAGGAAACCCTAAGTCAAGGTAAGTCTGGTGGTAAGAAATCTTCTAGACCTTGGGCTGCTAGAGGTAAGATGGATGCTGATGAGAGGGCAGAAAGAAGGGCTGAGCGTGCCTTTGATGGGGAGAATACATATGGAGCTGGTTCAGTCACTAAGAACCCCAAGAAACTCCGTAAGCAAAAAGCAATGGGTGAGCACGACTGATAAATAATCAGGGAAGTTGGATCAACCCCTTGACTTTTTAGTTGAGGGGTTTTATACTATATAATGATAGAGGTTAAGTCCCTGTTATATCCTTATGAGGTATATCACACTTAATCCATCTGGGGGATTAGCTCAGTTGGTAGAGCACCTGCTTTGCAAGTAGGGAGTCAGGAGTTCGAGTCTCCTATTCTCCATTCTAAATACTTGAAAGAGTAATATTCAAAAATGGCTACAAGTGCTATAGAGACTGCTAAGCAAGAGAACGGTTCTAGAGTATTCTTTGAAAGTGTAATAGAACGTAATACAGAACCATCTGATGCGGAAATGTTGAAAGTTTATGATGGTTATAATGCAGAATGGAAAGAAACATATAGAAAACAAGCTGCTGCTTTAAAATCTTTTCTTGGTAGCAATAAGGGGTATGAATATTCTAGAGATTCTGGGATAATGCCTTATATTGAGGGAATTGCTAAAACTGACTGTGGAGTTAGTGTTAAGGATAGATGGAATCCAATGGATATTGTTATGGTTAAAAAAAGTATGAAGAGAACTATTGAGGGAACAATAAGAGAACTTACTAATATAGATGGTATGAATAAACCAGCTAGGTTAGTTTTATTAAATGCTTATATGAGAGAGGCACTTGAAGATAAAATTCTTATAGGAGTTTCTCTAAAAGCTATAGCAAAAAATAAAAGAACCGCAAGTGTTGAACTTGCAAATATGGGAGGATCTGCTGGAGCAAGAGCGCATATTGATTTAGTTCCTGGGTCTATAAAATGTACATTAACTCTTGGGAAAAAAGCGAATTATTTGTTTGATACTGGAGAGTTGGGATTTGATTTGCAGACGGAATCTGGTGGAAAGATTCATGGTCAATCTAGAAACTTTCAGTACTCTAAAGAAAGAAACCTAGTACAAACTGATTTAACTCCAAAAGGAAAAGATTCTGGTGCAAAACTTGGTAAAGTCTCTAGTGTTGCTTTAGACCAATTCTTAAGTGATATTGGATTGACTAGACCAACTTCTGCCGCTAAGCATCCGCATATTCCTGCCGTAGGATCTTGGACTGATGCTGATAAAAAATATTGGATAGACCTTTATAATAAACTCAAAAATAATAATATGATAGACTTTGGTGAAATATCAGTATATCAAAATGGTAAAAAAATTGGAGATACCTTCGAACAAATTTTAGAAAATGCAATAATTTATGAAACGGGAAAAGCGGATAGAAGTTCTGCCGGAAGATTTTCATCTAAATTAATTGCTATGGAATGGGCAAACACTTGGGTTGAAATTTCAAAAAAAGGTAAAATGTCTGATTGGTGTACTGTTCTTTATTATGGAGCAAAAAAAGAATTCTCGCAAAAGAATGGTCCATTTCTAAAGATTTACTAAACAAATAAATATAAGTATATCAAAACACAGTATGAAAAGTTTTTCCCGATTTCTTTCAGAGGCAGGTAAGTCTCTTGCTGTTATGCAAGCGACTCGTCTTGGACTGACTGGTGATGGTCATGGTGGATGGTATGATAAAAATGGAGAGTTTGTTGCTAAGACTGAGGGTGGTCGTTTAAAGTTTTACAATAAGAATCAGAAAATTGGTGAAAAGGATCCCCCACAGGATCAAGCAGCAGATCAACAACCAGTTGCTACTCAAGTTCAACCAGCAAAGCAAGAACCAGATGCATCTCCAGAAACAGAAGATAAAGGTTCATTGACTATTGCTTTTGGTAGATTTAATCCACCAACAACTGGTCATGAAAAACTATTGAATACTGTAGCAACAGTTGCTGGAAAAGGAGAGTATAAAATTTATCCATCAAGATCTAATGATCCAAAGAAAAATCCATTAGATCCTGATACAAAAATATCTGTTATGCGTAAGATGTATCCAAAGCATAGTGAGAGAATCGTTAACGATGCTAATTCCAAAACTATTTTTGATGTGTTGAAGCAGGCACATGCGGATGGATATTCATCTGTTAATATTGTAGTTGGATCGGATAGACAACCTGAATTTGAGAAACTTGCAAATTCTTATAATGGTAAGTTATATGATTTTGCTGCAATTAATGTAGTTTCGGCTGGTGAGAGGGATCCAGATTCTGATGATGTAAGTGGAATGTCTGCATCAAAACTTCGTCAAGCAGCAGCAATGGGTGACTTTGAAACCTTTAGAAAAGGTACTCCAAAAAGTCTTGATGATGAATCTGCTAAACAACTCTTTATGACTCTTCGTAAGAGCATGAAAATCAAAGAGGGATGGAGTCTTTGGGAAATTGCTCCTAAGTTTGATTGGGAAAATCTCAGAGAAAATTACATAACCAAGAGAATTTTCCAGGTAGGAGATTTAGTTGAAAACCTAAACACTGGATTAGTTGGGAAGATTATTCGTAGAGGTACTAATTATCTTATTTGCGTTACAGAAGATAATATTATGTTTAAGTCGTGGATTCGTGATGTATCTGAGTGGACTGAAGTATCAGGTGTTCTTGCGAATCAGAGAGAAGTTGGTACTGATTCTTTGAGAAAATATACTATGAAAATGTCTAATACAGAGACAATTAGGAATTTCATAAATAAATATAAGGCAAAAAAGTAAGTAAGTTATTAAAATGTCAATGAATCCTCTTAACGATATCTCTGCAGTTTATATGCAAGAGGTATTCAAACCTCAGCTTGGTAAAGGTTCAGACTCCGAAAAGTCTGCAGATTCTTCGTCTGCTAATAAAGTAGAGAAGGGTAAAGATGATGCTGAGTCATCTGCAAAGAGAATTCGTCAAGCAGTTTATGATATTCGTTATCGTGCGAGAAGAGAGGATGTTAAACTAGATCAAGCTTATTCTCAGTACATGGGGCATACTACAATGAATGCTCAAGAGAAATCTGCTGTTAAGGAAAAACTGGGATTAACTGCTGGATCATCTGCTGCCCCAGTAAAAGAGGAAACTGAGTCTAAGAAATTTAAAGTTAGAGTGAAAGATAAAGAGTCTGGTAAATCATACGTTCGTTATGCTACTCGTGAAAAAATCAGTCAATTGAGATCAAATCCAAATATTTCATCTGTTGAGATGACTGGATATGGTGATCCATATGAAGGTGAAAAAAGAAGGGGTAAAGCAACTGCTAAAGTAACCTCAGGAAAAGGACTTGATCCTGTTGGTGGTGAGGATAAAGATATTGATAATGATGGCGATCACGATAAGAGCGATAAGTACTTGTTGAATCGTAGAAAAGTTCGTAGTGCTGCAATCGGAAAGAAAGAGGTAAAGGAGGGATTTTCTGATTGGAGAAATGATCTTCGTGAAGTTTTGAGTTCTAATGAAGATTCAAAACAAGTCAAAGAGAAGAAAGTTAATAATAAAATCACTATCAATCCTGATCTCAAAGAAGCTGTTGAGTCTGTTGGTGGATTAATAATTGGTCTTGAGGAATTAACTTGTGTTCTTGATGGTATTTCTGATGAAGAAATTATCTTTTTATCGGATGATATAATTGAAGAGGTAGTTGAAGAAGTTTTTTATGATCTTTTGAATGAAGGTTATGATCTCGATTCTATCGAACAATCTATTTGCGAATCTTTGGATATTTCTTATAATTTAATTGACGAAAAAGTTGATATGGCTGCTCGTGCTGCAGCAAGAAAAGAGTATGCATCTTCATCTGAAAAGTCTGCTAAAGAAGCAAGAAAGCGTGGTGCTGACGTAGTTAAAAAAGAGAAGAGAGCGGAAAGAATCCAAAAAGTTAAAGATACAGTTAAGAAAATTGGGTCTTCTATTAAGTCTGGACTCAAAAAAGCAGGAAAGTCTGCAGTTCATGGTGCTTCCAATGTTGCCGGTAAAGCAGTTGGAACTGCTAAGAAAGTTGCTGCAACTGCAAAATCTGGATATGAAGCAGGAAAGAAATCTACTGAGGATGACTCAACTTCTTCTGGAACCAGAACTCCAAAGACTTACAGATACGCTAAGAAAAAGTCTGGATTGTCATCTAAGGTTGGATCTTTATTGAAGAAAGGATTGAAGAAAGCAGTTGGTAAAACTGCTAGAGTAGTTGCTAAGGGTGCAGAGAAAGTTGCATCTAGGCTTGGTGAAGAAAAAGATCCTTGTTGGAAAGGTTATACAATGGTTGGAATGAAGAAAAAGGGTGGTAAAGAAGTTCCCAACTGTGTTCCTGCAAAAGGAGTTAAGAAGGCAAAAGGATTTAAAGAAGAGAGTGAACTTGAAGAAAAAGCTCTAAGTAGAGCACAGCAACGCTTTATGGGTATGGTTTATGCGGCAAAGAAGGGTGAAACTCCTGCCTCTCCTGAGGTTGCAAAAGCAGCTGCTGGTATTTCTAAAAAATCAGCTAGAGATTTTGCTAAAACAAAGCATACAAAACTTCCAGAAAAGAAGGTTGAAGAAGCAGTAACTCAAATTTCTGGTAAGGAAACAACCCCACCATCAGGAACAACTGCTAAGCAAGATGATGTTCAAAAAAAGCAGATGCTTGCTAATAAGCAAAAGATGATGCAAAAGCAAATGATGTTACAGCGTCAACAACTTCAACTTCAAAAGCAAGGTAAGCTTCCTGTGGGACATACTGCTGAGGAAGTTGAATATGAAATTGATGAAGGCATGACCATGAAGGATTTCAAAGCAAATCGTAGAAAACTGAAGCGTAAAGAATCTTCTGACGATGCTAAGAAGAGAGGTCATGTAGGTAAGGAATGGTACAACAGTGGTAGAACGTATTCTCCTGATGAAGCGAAGAGTGGTCGTGCAAATATGCAAGATCATGAAAGAAGCACAAGACATCGTAGTGCCATAGATCCTGAGGGTGATGATGATCTCTACTCAGCAGATAAGACTAAAAATCCCAAGAAACTCCGCAAGCAAAAGGCAATGGGTGAAGATTTCGTAACTGAACTCAATCGTTATGAAAAAGAAACCGGTAAAGATTATAAGACTGGTAAAGAAGTCAAGTCTGGTGGATCGACTGATAAGGCATACACTCATGTTAAAAAAATGATTCGTGGTATGGAAGGAAAACCTGCCGGTCAGCGTAAGAAAGTTCCTGGTAAAAAACCACCCACTGCTGGACAGTATGGTGGTCCTAAGTCTCCTGCTCAGAAGGTAGCTGCTAGACGTGCTGCTGCTCAAAGATCACAAGATAATATGTCTTCAAGGTTTGACTGATACTAAATAGCCCAGGATACTCTCTATAAGGAGGTCATCATGGAAGCAGTAGTAGCAGTGGTAAAACCACTTCTTCTTAAAATTGCAACCCACCCAGCAGTTAAAAATCTTGTTATTTCTCTTCTTGAGAAATATGTAAAAACAACTGATAATAGTATTGATGATGAAATCTTGAAAACTATTAAGGTTCTTATCTTTAAACCAGAAGAACCTAAAGCATGATTACTTGTTTCTTAACTAACTGGGGAGTAACCATTATTCTTGGTCTATTACTAACTGCTTCTGAGTGGTTAGCAAAAACAAAAAGATTTGAAGAGAATGGATTACTTGATCTAATAACTCACTTTTTAAAAGTAGTTTTACACAAAGGAGACGCAAAGTAACGTCTCCTTTTTTTATAAATATTTTATAGCAAATAATTTTTTACGGAAAAGAACATGGCACTCTGGGGAAATAACGATGCAGTAGGATCATTGGGTACTGTATCTCTAAACTATTCTACGGGAGTAGTAACAGGTTCTGGTACAACCTTTGGACAAGTGGGTGCAGCAGCAACTGGAGACATTATAAGATTTGGTGATCGTGCTGGTACTTATTTTGGAGACGCAGTTATTGTTGGTATTGCAAGTACAACACAATTAACAATTGGTTCGACTGCTGGTTTAAGTGGAGCTTCAATTGCGTCTACAGCATTTTCAGTATCTCAACTTCCCAAGTATACCGTTCTTGATAGTTCATTTAGAGCAGGAAATAGAACCGCACCTACTGCAACTTCACTTGGAGTTACTGGAACTGCAACTACTAACGCTGGAATTGGTACAAATATTATTCCAGTAGTGATTGGAAATAAAAATGTTATAGTCGGTGATACTCTATTAAATGGTGGAAATGATCTAGTAATTACTGCTATCGGTGCTGCTACAATTACACTAGGATCTACAATTTCCTCTGGTATTTCTACTGGGGCAACACTAACATTTAAGAGATATATTGATGGTTATGATAGATACGTATATGGAGCAGCAGGTGGAGCAACTGCAGCTGCTGAAAATACCAGATATGATTTAACTCATGGTGGATGGGTTGGCGTTACAACCTATATTGATCAGCATGGAAATCTAAGAGTCAAGAGTGAAACGCTTGTAGCAATGTCTGGAATTACTACAGGTAATACACCACTATACCCACCTGCATGATAATATATGTTATTTGATGAGTTGAATGAGGACAACTTTCTCCTCTTTGCAATTAAACATTATGAAAATCCTCAGGCAGTAACAAAAGAAGATTTTGATAAAGATCTAAATCACTTCAAATATATAAAACGTCTCTTGAGAAGATATAGAAATACAGGTGAATTAAAAACTCACCTGTTGATAAATCATTTTATTATAATCTATAACATTTTCAGTGACGCAGCTACCCCAATGCTATTTTATAAAATTGAAAAAGATCTGTGGTCTTTGATGAAAACATTCATTGTATTCTTAAATAAACTTCCTCAGTATCCAAAGTGTTATATACATGATATACAAATAGACATTGATTGTTTATCCGAACTACAAAAAATATATAACAAAGATGGAAAAGATTGATAGAATAATAGATATAATAAGAAATTTGAGGGAAGATAGTGGTCCAACTATGTCCATGGGAAATGGACAAATTGCCGGATCTGTTGAGGCGGGTGACGATCCTCCAGTGAAAAAAAAGAAAAAATACATTTCTGGCGGTTCTGGAAGTAGAAAGATGTGGTTGGACTATTTTAAAAAATAAATAATAATCAGAGGCATACAAGCCAATGATTATAAACAAAGAAAATTCATTATACTTTCTTTTGAAGAGGACTAATTCCGTTATAAAGTGGACTGGAATAATTACAGACTTGTGTAATATTAAAATATCCCAGCAAGAAAATGTTCTCAAACATCGCATCTAACCAATTATCTGTTTTAGAATCAAAATTTGAGATATACGAAAATTTATCCAAGGAAATGTTGGATAAATTAGAAAGAGCTGTAGCAAGTATATCTGAAAGCAGTAATAGGGTTGCTATAATTCTTGAGAGGCACCAACTTCAGATTGATGAAGCAAACCGAGCAGATGAAGCTATAATGAAACTAATTGAAAAGGTAGAAACCAGAATGGAATCTACTGAAAAGAAAGTTGATGATTTGGTGAAATTTAGATGGATTACTTTTGGAGTAGTGATTGCTATAACAAGCGCGATTCAATTCAGTGGGTTTTATTCTCGTATACTGTTGACTGGCGCAGGAACTGGTGCTACAGTGCAGGTGAGACCAAAGTAATTTTTTGATATGGATTTTGTTGATGTAAAGTACATCAATTTGATTTCTGTTCGATTTCAGAAGTTTAAGAAAGTAAAGCATAATCTCTACAATTTTCGATGTCCGATTTGTGGAGATTCTCAGAAGAATAAAAATAAAGCACGAGGATATTTGTATCAAGTAAAAAATAATACTAACTTTAAGTGTCATAACTGTGGAGTTAATATTTCATTTAATAACTTCTTAAAGCAGATTGATCCCGTAGTTTATAAACAATATACTTTTGAAAAATTTAAAGAAGGTAATACTGGGAAAAACTTTACTACGAAAGAACCCGAGTTTAATTTTATCTCCCCAAAATTTAAGACAAAACTGGACTTACCTAAAGCATCGGAAAATCCCGACGCAAATGAATATTTGGTAAAGAGAAAATTAAATCCATATAACTATTATTACGCCGAAAAATTTAAGTCATGGACTAACTCCTTAAAAGAAGTCTTTGACGATACAACTAAAGATGAACCTAGGATTATTATTCCTTTGTTCTATCAAAATACTCTTGTTGGATTTCAGGGCAGAGCACTTAATCCAAGCAAGATTAAATACATCACTGTAATGATTAATGATGACGCACCAAAAATCTATGGTATCGATGAAATCGAAAAAAATAAAACTGTCTATATCACCGAAGGTCCCTTCGACTCAACTTTCATTCGCAACGCGATTGCTCTTTGTGGAGCTGACGGTGATATTAGTAAGTGGGGTATTGGCGATTGTGTGTGGATCTATGATAACGAACCACGTAATGCAGAAATCCACCGCAGAATTGACCAATGTATTAGTAGAGGAGATAAGGTCGTAATATGGCCCTCCAATATAAAAGAAAAGGACATTAATGATATGGTTTTATCTGGACTGGATGTACAGTCTGTGATAGAATTAAATACTTATTCTGGATTAGAAGCAAAACTAAAATTTACTACCTGGAAGAAAATATGAGCAACGGCACCAAAGTAAAAAAGCGTGATGGAAGAATTGAGTCTCTTGACCTAGACAAGATGCATTTGATGGTTGAAGAGGCGTGTAAGGGTCTTGCAGGCGTCTCTGCTAGTCAAGTTGAGATGACCTCTGGTATTCAGTTTTATGATGGAATTACTACTGCAGAAATTCAGGAGATTCTAATTCGCAGTGCAAGTGATCTTATTGATCTTGATCATCCAAACTATCAATATGTTGCTGCTCGTCTTCTCCTGTTTGCTGTTCGTAAGCAACTTTATGGGAAGATGAAAGATCTTCCTAGTCTAGAGAAACACATTATTAGTTGTGTTTCTGCGGAAGTTTATGATAGTGATATCTACAACAAATATTCACAAGAAGAAATTGAAAAAGCTAATAGTTTTATCGATCATGATCGTGACTTTCTCTTCACTTATGCAGGTCTACGTCAGGTCGTTGATAAGTACCTCGTGCAGGATAGAAGCAGTGGTGGTGTATATGAAACACCACAATTTATGTACATGATGATTGCTTTGACTATCTTTGCAGAGTACCCAAAGGAAACAAGACTTTCTTATGTAAAGAGGTATTATGACGCAATCTCAAAGCACAAAATCAACATCCCAACACCAATCATGGCGGGAGTGCGAACTCCGCTTAGACAATTTGCTAGCTGTGTCCTTGTTGACGTTGATGACACCCTCGATAGTATCTTTAGTTCTGATATGGCTATTGGCCGATACGTTGCACAGAGGGCGGGCATCGGCATCAACGCTGGTCGAATCCGTGGGATCAACAGTAAGATCCGAGGTGGAGAAGTTCAACATACGGGTGTTGTACCATTTCTCAAGAAGTTTGAAGCAACTGTCCGATGCTGCACGCAAAATGGCATACGAGGTGGATCCGCGACAGTACACTTCCCAATCTGGCACCAAGAAATAGAGGATATCCTAGTATTAAAAAATAACAAAGGAACTGAGGATAACCGAGTTCGCAAGTTAGACTATAGTATCCAAATTAGCAAACTATTCTATGAGAGATTCCTTCAAGATGGAGAGGTCACTTTATTCTCTCCACACGATGTTCCTGGTCTTTATGATGCTTTTGGTACTGATAGATTTGATGAGTTATATGTGGATTACGAACGAAATCAGTTTATTCCTAAAAAAACTATCCGTGCTCAGGAACTAATCCTAAATTTACTTAAAGAACGTGCTGAGACTGGTCGTATTTACATCATGAATATCGACCATTGCAATTCTCACTCATCATTTAAAGATAAGGTTGAGATGAGTAATCTATGTCAGGAGATAACCCTACCAACATATCCAATTCAACATATTGATGATACGAGCGGGGAGATTGCTCTCTGCATTCTTTCTGCTATTAATGTTGGAAAAGTAAAATCTGATGAAGAACTTGAAGAACTTTGCGATCTTTCTGTTCGTGGTTTGGATGAGTTAATTGACTATCAGAAATATCCTGTATTGGCGGCAGAAATCGCTACAAAGGCACGTCGTTCTCTTGGTGTGGGATTTATTGGTCTGGCGCATTATCTAGCAAAATTGGGATTTAAGTATGAGTCTCAAGAAGCATGGGATGCAGTTCATGGACTTTCCGAATCTTTCCAGTATTATCTTTTGAAAGCATCTAACCAACTTGCTAAAGAAAAGGGATATTGCGAATACTTTGGTCGTACTAAGTATGCTGATGGTATTCTTCCTATTGATACATATAAGAAGGAAGTAGACGAAATTACATCTATTAATCTTCAGCATGACTGGGAAACTCTTAGGGCATCTATCTTGGAATATGGTCTCAGGCACTCAACATTGTCCGCACAGATGCCATCGGAGAGCAGTTCCGTTGTGTCAAACGCAACTAATGGAATTGAACCACCTCGCGGATACTTGTCCATTAAGAAGTCGAAGAAGGGACCCCTTAAACAGATTGTTCCACAATATCAAACTCTTAAGAACAATTATACTCTTCTTTGGGACATGCCTGATAATGGTGGTTATATCAATGTTGTTGCTGTGATGCAAAAATTCTTTGACCAAGCAATTAGTGGAAACTGGAGTTATAATCCAGAAAATTATCCTGATAACGAAGTACCTGTTTCTGTAATGGCTAAAGATTTTCTAACTACATATAAGTACGGTTGGAAAACTTCTTACTATCAAAACACTTATGATATTAAGACCGATGAGGTAGTAGAAGAGAAACCCAATCTTCAAGATTTGTTAAGTGAGTTAAGTTCAGTAGAGGAGGGAGAGTGTGAATCCTGTGCAGTTTAAAATTTCTTCAGTAGAGGAAACACAAACGAATATTAAAGGAATGACTGTATTCAATACGGAAAAAGTTGATACAAAAAAGCAACCAATGTTTTTTGGTAAACCTCTGGGAATCCAAAGGTATGATTCTTACAAATACCCAATTTTTGATAAACTAACCACTCAACAACTTGGATACTTCTGGAGACCCGAAGAGGTGTCTCTCCAGAAGGATCGTGGAGATTACCAAACACTTCGTCCGGAACAAAAGCATATCTATACTTCTAACCTGAAGTATCAGATTATGCTTGATTCTGTTCAAGGTCGTGGTCCTGGTATGGCATTTATTCCTTATTGTTCTCTTCCAGAACTTGAGGCATGTATGGAAGTATGGGGATTTATGGAGATGATCCATAGTCGTTCTTATACTTACATTATCAAAAACATATATTCGGATCCTTCCGAAGTGTTTGATACTATTATTACTGATAATCGTATTCTTGATCGTGCTAAGAGTGTTACTGAATCATATGATGACTTTATTCAATCAGCACAGTCCTATGGTGCATCAGATACCTGGATGCATAATCTTGAAGGAGTCTCATACGCAAAGGAAACAATCAACGATGTTAAAAGAAAACTCTACCGAGCAGTTGCAAACGTTAACATTCTTGAAGGTATTAGGTTCTACGTTAGTTTTGCTTGTTCTTTCGCTTTTGGTGAGCTCAAACTCATGGAGGGTTCGGCAAAAATAATTTCTCTTATTGCTAGAGATGAAAACCAGCATCTAGCAATTACTCAGAATATTCTGAATAAATGGAAGGAAGGTGATGATCCTGAAATGAAGCAGATTGCTAAAGAAGAGGAAGAATGGGTTTATGCGATGTTTGATCGTGCAGTAAATGAAGAAAAACGTTGGGCAGACTATCTGTTCAAAGATGGAAGCATGATTGGACTTAATGATAAACTACTTCAGCAATATGTTGAATGGATTGCTAATCGTCGTATGAAAGCAATCGGACTTAAACCAGTATATGATATTTCAGCAAACAATAATCCGCTTCCTTGGACTCAACACTGGATTTCTTCTAAAGGTCTTCAAGTTGCTCCACAGGAAACAGAAGTAGAATCCTATGTTGTGGGAGGAATTAAGCAAGATGTTACCAAAAATACTTTCGCAGGATTCCAATTATGATGAATGGTGCGAACAAGAAATCCTGAACGCTTATAAAGAAGCAGCAGAATCTGATGAGTTTTTATTTGGTGATTATGACTATTGTAAAGAATGGATGGGTAAAAACTCTAACGATGTTTCCTAATTGTATAGATAGAGGAAGATATCTTCCTCTTTTTTTATGCCTAAGAATCAACTGACCAAAGATGAAATAAAAGTTCGTGTATTAAAATTAAAAGATAAACTTTATAAAGATCATATTCGTCCAGAAATGGATATGAAAGGGATTGCCCATAAATATCTGAACGAAGTCCTTGATATAATTGATGAGTATAGATATTGACTATGAGAACCCTTGGGTCTATAATGGAACTCCTTTTAGTTCAACTGATATTCAAGATTATTTTGGTTTTGTTTATCTTATCGAGAATAATCTTAATGATAGGAAATATATTGGTAGGAAGTATTTCTGGCAGTTTAGAACTCCTAAAGGTAAAAAAAGAAAAGTAAAATCCGAATCAGATTGGAAAAACTATTATGGGTCTTGTCCAGAACTTAAAGAAGACATTATCAAATTTGGTAGAGAAAATTTTAGTAGAACTATCTTATCAGTACATAAAACAAAGGGCAAAACAAACTTTGAGGAGACCAGACGACTCTTCACCCACAATGTTCTTACAGAATCCCTTGACGACGGAACACCAGCCTGGTACAATAGCAACATCCTCAACAGGTACTTCCGAAAAGATTATTATGGAAACAGAGATTGAACCGCTACCTTTGAAGTTGAGAGATTGGTCTATTGATAGAATTCATTATCTAGCGGATACTGGGAATATTGAGCAACAATTAGATGCGGTTTCTATTGCAGAGGAATTTGATGAATGGATTAATCTTCCAAATGAAGGTGAATATGAATTAAACTATTTGTGCCTTGAGGACGATTCCTTTGGTGATCAAGAAATTGATGTTCGGTAAACAAACCTATTGACTTATCCTAAATAAAAACTTATAATGCTTATAACCCACCTTTGGTGGGTTTTCTTATAATGAGTCTTTGAATGATTTTAGAGCCGTGGAGATTGCCCTCTGAGAGGAGGGTCTACCCCTTTCTCTATACGGATGTAGAGTTCAATTAAATTTAATGCAACAATTCTTTACTGTAGCCCTGCCTCTTATGGCCATGGTTACAACCAATACGGCAACACTGCCATTCTCTAGTTATAAACTACAAGGTCCTCCTCCACCAGTGGAGAAACCTTATTCAATTATTAAAGAGTTTGAACCTGAGAAGACAGCAATCCTAGAGGTTGCATCGCCAAAGCCTAAAGAGAAAAGGCTAATTTGTAAAGGGTGTTCAGAATATGAGAACCTTGCTTTGGATTATTTCCAAGACCAAGGAATTAAAGACAGAAACGCCCTTGCTACTATCCTGGGCAATATTAAGCAAGAATCTATGTTTGTGCCTAATATTTGTGAAGGTGGTAGCAGGACCAGTTATCATAACTGCGGACGTGGTTATGGACTGATCCAATGGACATCTGCCGATAGATATTATGGATTGGGTGATTTCGCTAAGAAGTTTGGTGGTTCTCCATCAACACTTCCAACGCAGCTTCGTTATCTAACGACTGAGGTTCAATGGAAACGAATTGAAGACAGGATGAAAACTCCTGGTAAATCTATCAATCGTTACATGGACTATGCGTATAGTTGGATTGGTTGGGGCATTCATGGTGCTCGCACTTCGTATGCTCATCAGTATGCTTCCAAACTGATCACGGTAGAAGTTTGATAAAATAGAATAAATATCGGGGGGTAATGATACCCCCCTTACTAATATTTTAATATTATAATAATGAGAATAATAGATGATGCTATAACTAAAGAACTAGCACAAGATTGTATAAAAGAAATAGAATATAAAAAAAAAGAACATCTTTGGATGGCTAGTAATGTATTTTGGCCAGAAGGAATCAAAACAAATGTTACTGGTACATGTATCCAGTGTTCTGTTTCTAAACCATTGAAGAAGAGAATTGTAAGTCAGATATCTGAATATCTTCCCGACCATAAAGTTTTAACATTCCAGTTTTACATATGGTTATACAATGGTGCAATATCAAATCATAATGATTATGGGCATGGTTTTGGAGTTACAATATATTTGAATGAGAAATGGGATGTTGATTATGGTGGAATATTTTTATGGAATGATAATAATGATTATCAAGATCCAGAATATTATAAATCTTGGAAAGCTTGCACTCCAAAATACAGGACAATGATTTTAAATGATAATTTGCATGATCATTTAGTAACACCTGTTTCTCCACAATCTCCAGAATTTAGGTATACGATTCAAATATGGGGAGATCCTTTTATTGGTGCAACCAATAAAACCTCTTGACTTCCCCCATAAACCCTGTTATAATTCTCTCATGGGCAGGCGGGGTTCCACTCCTTCCGTAAGACCCGCCCCCTCCATGCCTCTCATAGAAGCACAAACAGGAGGGTCCCTGGGACTGTCGCCTATTGGTTAAGGCCCACTGCTTATAACGGTGTGAAGAGGGTTCAATTCCCTCCAGTCCTACTTGATATGATTGGAAATATCCGATTGTATCATACGTTTCGGGATCATCATATCCGAAACAACCAAGTGCCTGGTACGCAGAGGGCACTCTCTGCTTTATTATGACTCAATAGCTCAGATGGATAGAGCAACTGCCTTCTAAGCAGTCGGTCGTAGGTTCGAGTCCTACTTGAGTCGTTTATATAAATACTCAAAAAAGAGTAATATGGAAACACTGTATAAATTACTTTCTGATACTCAGGCAAGTCTTTTTGTTCTTTTCCAAAAGACTTGGGTGTATCACTGGAATGTAGTGGGAGAAGACTTTAAACAGTTTCATGATCTTTTTGGAGAACAGTATGAAGCAGTTTATGGGGAAATAGATCGTCTCACAGAACACATGAGATATTTGAATATAAAACCAGTTCCTACTCTATCAAGGATTACTGAAGTTTCTTACATTTCAGAAGCAAATAGTGGATTAGATGCAATGGGAATGGTTAGTGATTTAATTGAAGGACATCAACAGATTGTGGAACTTTTGAATAAGGTTGCTGAAGAAGCAGAAATTCAAAAATCAAGAGGTACTACTAATCTTGTCGATGATTTAAATGAAGAGCATGGTAAATTTATTTGGATGCTAAGGTCTTTTACACTGTAATTTGACTTATTAAAGTAAAAATATTATATTGATTATTAATCTTGGAGTTCTAAAATGGATATGATAGAACCTCATTCCACGATACTGGTTCTTAACAGTTCATATGAACCACTTCATTTTACAAATTGGAAAAGAGCAGTTGTTTTGCTTTTCAAAGAAAAAGCAAAAGTTATTTCAAGTAGAGTAATTAAACTTATAAATTTTGTGAAAATTCCTTTTAACCGACCTTCAGAAACTTTTCCATCACGTTCGATGATATATAAGAGAGACAAGAATACATGTCAGTATTGTGGAGCACAAAGTAGATTAACAATTGATCATGTGATTCCAAAATGCAGAGGAGGAAAGGATACTTGGGAAAATTTAGTTGTTGCATGTTCTTCATGCAATACTAAAAAGGGTGATAAGCTTTTAGAACATACGAACATGAAACTTCGTAAAAAACCAAAAGCTCCTCTAAGCAACGTTATGATAGATCTTGAAGAAACAAAAGTTGATCAATGGAAAGAATTCTATTACAGTTGACTTTTTAATAAAGATACTATATAATGTATCTTATAAGCGGGTATGGTGTAGCGGTAACACGCCATCCTTCCAAGTTGGAATCACCGGTTCGAACCCGGTTACCCGCTCTTGGTAGTCCTTATTAATTAAGCAGACGCCAACTTCTACTACGGGTATCTTCCGTAGCGTCGTAAGGGGATGATTGGGCAGGGTCCTAAGGACTTTGCCTTCTGGGCAAAGTCCGATTATCCCCTTGGTTCTGGGTGGAACTCCCAGCAGTTCCTTTAGGGACTGTCCTTTGTAGGTTCGATACCTACATCTTCCTTATGGGAGATAAGAACGGCTATTGGAGACCACTCTAAATCCTAAGTTCGCTTAGGTCGGGGATTTGATCACCCCCGCTCGTAGGTGCCAAAACCGCTCCTCATCCCTAGTATTCTGTGGGTGAGTGAATGTCAAGAGTGGGGACATAGGTAAAGTCCTCAACACCTACCATAACCTCTGTTAGTCTATTGGTAAGGACAGGCGGACAACGCACTTGGATACTGGGTTCGATTCCCAGACAGAGGAACATTCCCTTGTAGTTCAGTTGGTAGAACGGAGGACTGTTAATCCTTATGTCCCTGGTTCGAGTCCAGGCGGGGGAGTTTTGCTGAGATATTGGTATGATTTATGTGGATGAAAATTTCTTGTCCATGGATGAATGTGGATACTTTGTAAAATTATTTCTTGAAAATAAAAATAAAACAAGAGAATATAGAAGCACAAAAATCCTTAGCACAAAACTTTTGTACGATAAGAGTTTAGATGCATCTCTGCAAAAAATTACTAATAAAGTTAGAATATTATTTGATGTAGATTGTACTTTAAACAATTCTCAATTAGTTTTATGGCCTTCTGGTTCATATCAAAATCCACACTATGACCCTCCAGGAGATCTGTGTGCATGTATTATTTACTTAAATGATAATTACAATGGTGGATCTACATCATTTAATGAAAACCTTAAAATTAAACCAGAAGTAGGAAAATGTTTAATATTTTCAAACTCTCAATACTTACATTGGGTTGAAAAAATTACAGAGGGGAATAGATATACTCTTTCAACTTGGTTTATAAATAAACTTAATAATTGAAAAAATATCATGATTGTTGTAAGATGCAAAGAATGCAATACTGAAATAACTAGTCATCCATCAAAAACACAATGTTGCGGTTGTCCAAATATGATGACTGTCTGTGGTGATAAAATTTCAGCATTGGATCTGGGTAAAGTTGTTATGACAAATTCTTTTACAAAAAAAGAAAACACCAAAACAGTTCTTTCTACAGAGGATTTATCCTTTCAAGAAGCAAGGAGACAACGAAAGGTTCGAAAATTGGACTTCGAAGTTCGTTGAATACTTGGAAAGGTGGTCGAGTGGTTGAAGGCTCTAGTCTTGAAAACTAGCGATGTGAAAGCATCCGTGGGTTCGAATCCCACCCTTTCCGTTTTAAGATAAATTACAAATTTAATAATTCCTTCAACAGTGTTACAGTATGAACACAAATGTTGACTTTTAAGATCGTGTAATTAGTATATAGTAGTATGCTAATTAAAAACCCATGGATCAACATACCTATAATAATTGGGTGAAGATCAAGGAAACTTTTGAGGAGTCTGGTAACACTAATAATATGTTCTATAAAAGGGCAGTGGAAATTGTTAAGACACGAAGAGATCCTCTCGCAAAATTTCTTGGAGATGAAAAATGATGCACGAGCAGGAAGAATTTATAACACGTTCCGAAGTTCAGGAGATGATAGATGATGCAATACGAAGACACAATCGTAATGCTTCGATTATTTCAATGTGTGTTGGCTGGGTTGTTCTTGCACTTTTTGCTGAAGGTCTTCTTCGACTCGTTGGAGTAATACCCCCTTTACTACCATGGCTCAAGATTACTCTGAACTAATATTTTTAGTTCCTTGGTTGGTTCTAGTGGGAATATCATTAACAATGATTGTGCAGGGATGGATGATAATGAATGCCTATCATGGATATTCAAAAAGTCCAAAAGTAAAACATCCAGAACTTAACGACGTTAAAGCAGGAGATCCTTTACTAGTGGTTAGATTTACAGAGGAAGAAATAGCAAAACTACAACAAAGAGTTACTGAACAAAAAATGATGGAACTCTTTGAAGAACCATCAACTTATGAGGACGAAGATGACGACGACAGATTGGATCGTATTCATTGAATTTTTTTCGCACATGCTCTATATGCTTATAGCGTTTATGTGTGGGATTATTATCGGTTATATAGTTGGATTTAGAAATGGAGGAATGTAATGAGTCACTTACTTGGAAGATTTCTTGTAATTCTAGCAATACCTTTTGTACTTTCTACTTTATATTTTGGGTCAAAGAAAGGAGGATACTATGATTCAAAAGATTACAAAGGAAATGGAACCGCACATTAGACAAAAATATAATTTTGCAATGTCTTCTTTTGTGAGAATGTGTGGGCATTCTGTTATACATAACCACGATATTAAACAGTTTTGTAATGAGTGGTCTTTGTTGGAAGTAAATGCTCCATTATCGGGACTTGACGAAGTGGATCAATACATGTATTATGAATATAAAAACTGGAGAGGTAGGTAATTTATTTGTAATAAATATACATGAATCAACGGGATGTAGCTCAGCTTGGTAGAGCACTCGCTTTGGGAGCGAGTGGCCGTAGGTTCGAATCCTATCATCCCGACCTTTATTATCCTTCATAAAAAAATGCAGAACGATCAATCAATACAAAACGAACTGGAATCTTTAGAGCAAGAAGAGTATATCGAAAATGATATAATCAAAGGAGATCATATAGTTTCTAAATCACAAGTTATTATTGAGAATGTAATTCCAGATTATCTTTTGGAATTGATTAGGAAAAGAATATCAGATATACCAGAAGATCAATGGGAACGGGGGCAAGTTGGTGATGCTAAGGGTGGAAAAGTTTATGAAGAAGTTAGAAGATGTGATGTTGCATGGTTGAATGAGTTAGACTGGCTTTGTGGAATTTTTACCCATTATTTTAATATTGCAAATTCTTCTTGCTGGCAATATGATGTTACTAAATTTGATTCGATACAGGTAACAAGATATAGAAAAGGAAATTATTATGACTGGCATGCCGACTATGGATCATCTTTTGATTCTAGTTTGACTAGAAAAATAAGTGCTAGTATGATAATAAGTGATCCATCAGATTATACTGGAGGTAAATTGCAAGTGATGGATTATCATGGTAAGATTTCATCTTGTGAAAAGAAAAGGGGTAATATCATTTTCTTTGATTCAAGAACACCACATAGAGTTACTCCAGTTCTTGATGGTGAAAGAATTTCTTTAGTAGCCTGGATGCTTGGACCAAAACTGAGGTGAAACATGGAAGAGTTTACTGTAGAAGAATTTCAGTCCGATTTTGATAATCTGATATCTAGAGTTGAAAATGGAGAATCATTTATTATTAAGGATGGAAATAATACTGCTGTTATAGTTCCCTACAAGGAAACTATAAAGTGTGCATTGGAGTCTTTGGTTTCTGATACTGATGATGAATTGATACGGATTCACACTGATCATTGTGACGCTTGTTAAACCGTCACACTTCACTTGACTCTGGGAAAAATTTTTCCTATAATATTAAGGTCAACATTCAAAACAATGACTCTCACTTCTAAATTCAAGAAAGACGTTCAAACACTTCGCGGTGCAGCAAATGGTGATTTTTACCTTGATGTAAAGAATCCTAAACTTTTCAAAAAAGTTCGCCGCTACTATGAAAACGAAGGTGTAGTATTTTCTGGTGATCCTCTTGATGACTATGAAATGCTAATGGAATATGTTCTTGCTGATCTTGAATCTGTCGAGGTTGCTTGATGAAAGTAGTCAAAAAACCAACAGTTCTTATGGAACGCTTTCCGTATCGTTATGTACAATGTGGTACTTTAGAAATAAATGGAAAACCAGATTATAGAATTCAAAAAGTAGATTCTTATACTGGAAGATATCGTGATATGTATCTCTTAGATAATGAGATGCAACTATTAACTGCTATGGAAGATCATGACTATACTTGCTGGTTAGATCCAGATGGTGTACCAGCTTACGTTAAAGATGACTGAGACACGGATGGTCTATAACAGAACTGGTCGGAGCATCATTGGTTTCCTAGTTTCCCTAAAACTAGGTGGTGGAGTCAAATGACCCTTATAAATTGAATACTCTAAATAAAATTAGTCAAATTAGAAAAAAATGGCTAAGACAACACAACCAAAGCAACATACTTATGGCGCAGCGGCACCTACTCCTACTTCCAACAACTTAGATATATCTAAGTTAGAAGAAAAGATTGCTATTCTTGAGGATAAGTTAAATCAAAAAGAAGCAAATAGAGTTTCTTTGAATATTTCTAGTTTACCTTCTCTCCTTCCTAGGAGAGAAACTGAGGTTATCCAAAGAGTAGATGCTATTGAAAATAGGTTAGAAGAGTTAATAAAACTTCTAGCAGAATAATTTTTTAATGGAGAGAGAAATCTCTCCAATTTTAATATACAAAAAATGATAGAATCATATATAGATTTCAAAATCATAGATAACTTTTTTCCTGAAGATAAGCATCAGTTTGCTCTTTCTAAATGTAGAGAACTTCCATATTTTTGGGGAGAAACTGAGGGTGCATCGTATCCTCCTACTGGAATGGTAGCGGATGTTGAAGAAGAATCTTCTCTTTATGATTTGTTTGTAACAACAATAAGAGATAAGGTTGAACAATATAGGGAAAGAATTCCTGCAAAATTTTATGTGAATTTATTCTCTCCAAAAGAATTATCATATTATCATGTAGATGCTCAAAAAAATTTTACTGGAACGACTTTAATATATTATCCTCAACTGGTATATGATAAAAATGATGGGGGAGAAACACTATTTTTTGATGAAGAAAAGAATATAGTGTTTGGAGTTCCACCGATACCAAATAGACTTGTGATATTTGATAGTAAAATCCTTCATAAAGCTACATCATTTCATAGTAGGCATAGATTCACTGTCGTAATAAAATATTGCGACCAGATAAGTTGATATATTGTTTCATTTCTAATATAATATACAAAGAGATTAAATTAATTTTATGAGCGAATGTACTAAAACAGCACTTGTTCTTGGTGCTGGTGGCTTTATTGGAAGTCATATGGTAAAAAGGTTGAAGTCTGAGGGATATTGGGTCCGTGGTGTTGACCTTAAATATCCTGAATTTTCTGTATCTGAAGCAGATGAATTTATTCAGGGAGACTTGCGCGACATGAGTTTTGTTCGCCGTGTTCTTGAATTCAAAGGAGAGCAGGGTAATTTTTACGCTAATGTTCCTTACCGTTATATTGTTCCTTTCCATGAAATTTATCAGTTTGCTGCTGATATGGGTGGGGCAGGATTCGTCTTTACTGGCGAAAATGATGCCGATATCATGCATAACTCGTCACAAATTAACCTTAATGTTCTTGAAGCACAACGCCAGTTGAATGAGACATTTGATGGAGTTGATAAAGAATGGACTGTATGCAATCGTCCTGTTTTAGATTATAAGACTAAGATTTTCTATTCTGGTTCTGCTTGCATGTATCCAGAGCACAATCAATTAGACCCAGATAATCCAGATTGCCGTGAAGAATCAGCATACCCAGCAGCACCCGATTCTGAATATGGTTGGGAGAAACTGTTCTCAGAGCGGTTGTTTTTCGCTTATTCTCGTAATTATGGGATCCCTGTTCGGGTTGCTCGGTATCATAATATCTTTGGACCAGAGGGAACTTGGGAAGGTGGAAGAGAAAAAGCACCAGCAGCAATCTGCCGTAAAGTTGCCTATCTTCCAGAGGAAGGCGGAACCATCGATGTGTGGGGAGATGGCCTACAAACTCGTTCCTTCCTGTATATTGATGAATGCATCGAAGCAACCCGCCGAATGATGGAGTCTGATTTCCAAGGACCAGTTAATATTGGTTCAGAAGAAATGGTAACTATTAATCAACTTGTTGATACTGCCGCTAAAGTTTCTGGTAAGAATGTAGAGAAGAATCACATTGATGGTCCTCTTGGCGTTCGTGGTCGTAATTCCAACAATGATCTTATTCGAGAAAAACTTGGATGGGATTATACCCAAAGTCTTGAAGAAGGAATTTGTAAGACTTATAATTGGATCTCTGAGCAAATTAAAAACAAATGAGCAAATCAATTACTGTAGTTTTGAACGCTTATAAGCGTTCAAATTTGAAGGAGCAAGTTGATGCAGTTAGAAATCAATCTGTTCCGGTAAAAGAAATTTTTTACTGGCAGAATACTGCTCCTGGATTTGATTATGATGAAGACACTTATATGGAGCTTAATGCTGCACTAAGTAATTATAATTATGGTGTTTGGGCACGGTTTGCGTATGCTTTAAATGCAAAGAGTGATTACATATGTGTACTTGATGATGATACGATTCCAGGTTCTAGATGGTTAGAGAATTGTCTTACTACTTATGAAACACATCCTGGACTTTTGGGTGGTATTGGACTTAGGTTTAAGAATGGAAACTATGAACTAGATCAACTTCCTGATGGAAAGTATGCTAGATTTGGGTGGGATAGTAATCCTATTTGCGCTGGTAATAATACGGAACCTCAAGAAGTTGATATTGTTGGGCACTCTTGGTTCTTTGCTAGAGATCTTCTTTCTGTCTTTTGGAGGGAGCTCCCTGCAGAACAATGGAGTATGCTTTGTGGGGAAGATATTCACTTCTCATATATGCTTCAGAAATATACTGATCTAAAAACATATGTTCCCCCCCATCCCCCAAATGATCAATCTATGTGGAGTAGTTTAAAAGCAGTTCAATATGGTGGTGATCAACATGCAACTGCAAATATAACAACCCGCACTGGAGAGATGGCTAAATATCTTGCTTACTGCGTTGAAAACGGATTTAAACTTTATAAGGATAGAAACTGATGGATTTGATGGATGCTAAACCCTTTGAACCTTACATTGAAGTTCTGGGCAAAAAAACAAATAAGTATGCAAAATTAATTTCTGCTGCTCTAGATAAAGCAGTTAAAGATGAATCTAAACTACCAGATTGGATTCTCACTCTCAATGGAATGTCTGGAAAGAGATATCGTAGATTTATTAATAATTTAGTAGAATCAGTTGATGATGCTAGGTATCTTGAGGTTGGATCTTGGAAAGGATCTACGGCAACTTCTGCAGTCTATGGAAATAAAGTAAAGTCAGTTTGTATTGATAACTGGTCTCAGTTTGGAGATGTTCGTAATGCTTTCTATGAAAACATTCAGCGTTGTACAAATGACGAAACTATTGTAGAACTATACGAAAGTGATTTTCGCCAAGTTGATTACACTTCACTAGGAAAACATAACATTTATTTCTTTGATGGTCCTCATGAAGAAGAAGATCAGTATGATGGTTTAGCACTAGCTCTTCCTGCACTCGATGATACCTTTATTCTCTTAGTCGATGATTGGAATGATCCACGTCCTAGGGATGGTACAGAGAGGGCAATTAAAGAACTGGGAATTGAGGTAATTTACTCTATGCAAATTAGAACAAGTAATGGTGTAGATGTTGTTTATCCAACCCCTCACGTTTTAGAGAATAGTGATTGGCATAATGGTTACTATGTTGCTGTCTGTAAAAAATAATGGCTGAACTACACAATCTAAGATCTGACTGGTTTGAGAATGCTGGATATAGTCAGAAAATTATAAATGATTTTTCATATGTACTTGTAATTCAAGGTCCAACTACATATTGCAGAGAACTTGTAGAGTTTTATAAAGGTTTTATTTGTGTATGGTCAACATGGTCAAATGAACCAATTGAAAATTTGAATTATCTTAGAGATCAAGAAAATGTTCATTTAGTTGTTACTGACTTACCAGACTTTTCTAGTAAAGATCTTTCTCACTTATCTAATCATGCTGCTTGGACATTAGAAAGAGCAACATATCAATTTACATCTACTTTGCGTGGATTTGAGTATGCTCATAAACAATTTGATAGTGTATACGCTATCAAGATTAGATCAGACTTTCTTGTAGATGTTGGAACAGTCATTGAGAAGTCAAAACCAAATTCTTTCAATTGTTTAGGATGGCATACTGGTAGTGTTGGATATCTTGTAGATTATTGTTTTGCCGGACAGACTGGACTCATTACAGAATTAATGAGGATATCTTTGGATTTAAATCATCCATCCCATTCCGAAAACGTACTAACATATTCTCTACTAGAAAAACTAAGAATTAGAGAGGTTGATTATTTTCTTGATAGATCTTTGTATACATATTCTTTGAAACACAAGTATGATACTGAGTTGTTTTTGGGTGAAATTGAAAAGGGTAAATGGATAAATGATAGAAGTAAATTGCATGTATCAGATAATGTGATGCATACATTTACTAAAGATAATCTTCCTGATAATTATCCTTTAACTTATGGATGGGGACCTGGAGTATGAAAGACTATAAAAAAGAAATAGAATTTTTCTACAACAAATTAGTAAATAAAGAAAATTTTGCTCTAGGAAAGTTTGCCGATGGGGAATGGGGAGCAATTAAAGGAACACAATTTTTACCAGCAAATGGGGAATGGGCTGCTAATGGAGATCATCCCCTTTATGAAATTGCTAGGAAAGAACTAGAAGATGCTTTGAAGTATCAACACTCAGATTATTATGTTGCTATTTGTCCATGTTATCAAGATACCATTTCTTTTTCTGGACAACCAGAAAGTAATATTACATATGCAAATATCTTTGTAAATTCAAATTATGAATTCTATAAAGAAAAGTATATCGAAATTTATAATCAATATGATATTCATTTGGTAACTCATAAAGATACTAATTTGGAGAATCTTCCATTTAAGGTGGAAAAATTTTATCCAATAGAGTATAATGCTTGGGTATTAAATAGAGATCTTCCAGATCAAATTCTTGAGCAAAATCTAGAGGGTAAATTATTTTTGTTTGCTGCTGGATCTTTTGCAAATATTCTTGCCCATAAACTATGGGATAAAAATAAGAAGAATATTTATCTTGACGTTGGTTCTACTCTTAATCCATGGACTCAGATTGAAAGATTGAAGAGAGATTACTATATGGGAAATAAGGAACTGGAATGTCTTGTTTGTCCATGTCCAAATTATAAATCAATTTAATTAGATATGTTATCATTTAATAGACTTGGAAATCTTGGTAGACTAGCAAACCAGATGTTTCAATATGCAGCTATCAAAGGGATTGCTTCAAATAGAAATTTAGAATTTTGCATCCCACCAAAAGAAATTTTTGGAATGCAAGATCCTATGGTAAAAAATTCGGATACAACTTTGTATGATTGCTTTAAGTTGTCTGAATTTAATATTGGTCTACCACCAAAAAATACTCCAGTAGTGGAATCTACTTTTTCATTTGATGAAAATCTTTTTAATAATTGCGAAGACAATATAGATTTGATTGGATATTTCCAAACAGAAAAATATTTTAAGCATATTCAAGATGAAATAAGAAAAGATTTTACCTTCAAAGATGAAATTTTTCATCCAACCTTTGATAAATTTAATGATATATTCTTCGGAAATGAAGTATTATCTCTACACATTCGTAGAGGAGATTATGTAAATCATAGTGCTCATCCTGTTCAACCGATTTCTTATTATAAAAAGGCTCTAGATTATTTTGATGAATCTCTCCCTGTGATTATTTTCTCGGACGATCCTGATTGGTGCATGGAACAAGATTTATTCTCTTCGGATAGATTTTTGGTTTCGGAATCTCAGGATAGTAATGTTGATTTATGTTTAATGAGTCTCTGTAACTATCATATTATTGCGAATAGTTCTTATAGTTGGTGGGGATCTTGGCTTGCTAAGAGTAAGAAAACTATTGCTCCTAGTAACTGGTTCTCTGGTGAACTATCTCATAAAGATACCAAAGACATTTATTGCGAAGGTTGGGAGATTATTTGATGTCTGATCTTACTGTTATACTTCCTTGTGCAGGAGAGGGAACTCGCCTTTCTCTACCCTACCCAAAGGAAGTTTTTTCAATTGAAAAACATAAGTCTCTTATTGACTATAGTTTTGATTTATTTTCAAACTATGGACGTAGAGATGTTCAATTTGTTATTACATTGAATGAACATAAAACTGAAATTGTAAAATACCTAAGTCGATATAAGCATCGATTTAATATTTCATTTACATATTTTAATCCAACTGAAACAGAGTATACTGGATCTATTAAGAGTGCTAAGCATCTTTTTGGTGAGAAGAATCTTGTTCTTCTTCCCGATACTTTTCTAAAGATGAAAACCTCTGATGATATTTTGGATCTTGTAAATAATAGTCTAAATGAGACTGGATTTACTTTCTTCTTTAAGAGAGAAAATAATGCAGAGATGTTAAAAACAAAAGGAGCACTTGTTATCTCGGATGATAACCAAGTATTGGATTATGAAGATAAACCACAAGAAAACTTAGATAGATTCAATGCTTTCTGGTGTGCTTTTGCATTTAGAAAAAGAGTGTTTGATTCATGCATAGAATTCATGGAAAAGTCAACACTCAATCATCGTTTGTTGGTTGGGGAAATTGAGAACACTCCACTATATAATTCAAGAGCTATTGAAGTAGATGAGTATATCGATCTTGGGACGTGGGAGCAAATTTATAAATTCATCTCAAAAAATGGATAAAAAAATTATTGTTGATTGCGACGGAGTTCTATTAGATTGGGCATATGCCTTTGATGTTTGGATGGGTGAACATGGATATCAAAGAATTTCAAATACAAACCACCATTATGGGCAAGCACTAAGGTATGGTATAACCGAAGATGAAGCTGCTAGGCAGATTAAAAAGTTTAATGAATCTGGATGTGTTGGATTTATTCCTGCGTACAAAGATGCTGTTGAATATGTAACTAAGCTCTATAATATTGGATGGAGATTTGAAGTTATTAGTTCCTTAGATAAGGATAAGTACGCTCAAAAACTTAGAGAAAAAAATTTAATCCACGTCTTCGGTAATGTATTTGATTTTATTGATTGTGGATTAGATTATAATGTTGGTAAAGAGGATTATCTAATTAATCGATATAGTGGTAAAGGATACTACTGGATAGAAGATTCTGTTAGAAATGCTCAATCTGGCTTGAAAGCTGGACTAACAAGTGTTATAATGGATCATGATTATAACAAAGAGTGGGAAGGACTCAGAGTTAAGAATTGGAAAGAAATTTACGCACTAACATCAAATGACTCCCCATATTGAAGCAAAAAAAGGAGATTATCATCCTACAGTTTTAATGCCTGGTGATCCACTTAGAGCAAAATGGATCGCTGAAAATTTTTTAGAAACCTATGACCTTGTTAATGAGGTTAGAAATTGTTTAGGGTATAGTGGAACTTATAAAGGAAAACCTGTATCTATTCAAGCGAGTGGAATGGGTCAACCTAGTCTTGGAATTTATGCTCATGAATTATATAACTTCTATGATGTTCAAAGAATAATTAGAGTTGGTAGTTGTGGTGGAATAAATTCCTCTTTGAGAGTTGGAGATATTGTCGTTGCATTAACTGCATCTACCGATAGTGCTATGACTAGTAATCTTTTTCCTGGATTCACAATCTCTCCATGTTGTGACTATTCTCTCCTTAAAAATTATATGGAAGTAAATCCAAAAGCATATGTTGGAGCAATGATATCTAATGATTATTTTTACCAACCAGATAGAAATTGGTTTAGATCATTATCTGGGTATGGAATTCTTGCTGTAGATATGGAAACTCATTTATTGTATTCTATTTCAATGAAAAATAAAAAACAATCTCTTTCCGTAAATACGGTTTCTGATCATTTGTTTGGTGGGGTAGAGATGTCTAGTTCGGAAAGAGAAACTGGTTTGTTTAAAATGGTAGAATCTGTTCTTGAGAGTTTAGTATGATTAATCTATTTTATGACCCTGGTTATTGGGGTGGATCTTCTAGAATGAATGGTCCAAGAAAAGTAGTAGATAATTTGTTCAATAGTCTAGAACAAGAAAATATTGAATATGCTATCAACGTTGAAAAGTATAAGTATAATTTTCTTGTCCATTATGATTATCGTGGATATTTAAAGCATTCTGAATTAACTTTGGAGAATTGTATCATTGGTCCTCAGATATGGTTTTTTGATCAGCATGTTAAAGAACTTCAGCAATATCCAGAAAGATATAAGTCTATTATTGTTCCATCAGAATGGGTTAAAACTTTAGCAATTGAAAAGTTTGGATTTGATCGAGTTGATGTATGGCCAGTTGGAATCAGGCATTCAAATTTAAACCGTAATGTTAAGTATGATTGTTTGGTTTACTTTAAGAGAAGATCTCGGGAAGAATTAGATAAAGTTAAAACCTTCTTGAAATCTAAAAATCTAACATATAATATAGTATCATATGGAAACTATGAAGAATCTGATCTTGAATTGTTGGCTAGTCAGTCAAGGTTTTGTTTCCTTTTAAATGGAACTGAGAGTCAAGGTATTGCAGTCCAAGAAATAATGGATTTAAATGTTCCTTTATTTGTTTGGGATTTGGAATACTGGAATGATCAAGGTGAAGCATATAAGGTTCCTGCATCATCCGTTCCATATTGGTCGGAATTGTGTGGTGAAAGATTTTATTTGGAGTCTCAGATGGAAGAGACATTTGATAGATTTTATAGTAATATAGATATATACAGTCCGCAGAAATATGTGGAAGAAAACCTATCATACAAAGCATCTGTAAATAAACTTTTGGAGATATTATGCTGATAAATTTTGCTAATTTATATGAAAAATATAATATGAATATTCGTGGTGTACTTCATATTGGAGCACACTATGGTGAGGAAGTAAAAGATTATATTGATTATAAAATTAATAATCTTGTATTTTTTGAGCCTCTTTCAAATAGTCTAGAAATACTAGAAGAAAATCTATCAGTATATGCAGATAAAGCAAATATTCAAATATTTCCATATGCATTAGGTAATGAAGAAAAGGATGTTGAGATGTATGTAAGTGATCATGGTGGAATGTGTAGTTCCGTTCTAAAACCAAAAATTGTTTTGGAACAGTATCCAGGTATTAAATTTCCCGGTAAAGAACTGGTAAAAATGATCAGATTGGATGATGCAGAAATAGACATTGTTGATTATAATTTCATGAACATTGATGTTCAGGGTTATGAATTAGAAGTTTTGAAAGGATCCGAAAAGACTTTGAATAATATTGATTATGTCTATACTGAAATTAATGTAGATGAGGTATACGAAGATGCACCTCATGTTGATAAGTTGGATGAATTCCTATCAACTTATGGATTTGCCAGAGTAGAAACAGATTTATCTGGGACTACTTGGGGAGATGCTTTTTATATCAAAAACAAATAAGGATTAAATTAATGTATAACGTTTCTAGAACATGTCAGGTTAATGACCTGAATTCAATTTATATGAAGTATTTTGGGTATCCTTCAAAAGGGTTCTTTGTTGAAGTTGGTGCCTTTGATGGAGAATCATTTTCAAATACTTCTTGTTTGGCAGATCATGGTTGGAATGGTATCTATGTGGAGCCAATTGAACCTCATTATAATGCCTGCATGAATCGTCATAAAGATAATGATGTTTATGTAGTTAATTGTGCTATTGGTACTCAAGAAGGTGAGATTGATATCTACGTTGGTGGTCCTTTGACTACTTCAGATCCTGAGCAAGTGAAGAGATACTCTGAGATTGATTGGGCTCAACACATTCCATTTTCTCACGGAAAGTGTGAGCAAATGAAACTCGATTCACTTCTGGAACATTTTGAAGTGGAACCTGGATTTGATATTCTTGGTGTTGATGTTGAAGGTCGTGAGCATGATGTTTTTGATTCTTTCGATCTTGCAAAGTGGAAACCAAAGATGATGCTTGTTGAACTGGAAGATGAGCATGAATCATTCCAAAAGTATCAAGATCATGTTGAAGTTCATAAAACTCTAAGAGATAAGATTCATTCTCATGGGTATGTTGAAATTTACAAAGATCATATCAATACAATTTTTGTACGTGAAGACTTTCAAAAATGAAAATTTGCATTCTAACTATTGCTACAAATAAGTACATTCATTTTGTACAAGATCTTTATAATAATTTGGAAGAATTTTTTCTACCAGATTATGAAAAGAATTGCTTGCTTTTTACAGATCATGAAATAGAAGAGTCTTCTGATAATGTAAGAATCCATC